TTTTGCCCGCAGTGCGGACTGGATAAGGTTGGAAATCTGCCCGAAGGAGGGCGCGGCATTCGATACCAGCCGCTGCCACATTTGCTGAAAATCCAGGGGTGCGGTGTTCACTCGGATGCCGCAACCGTCCTTCAAGCTGCAAGCACCGGTACCAATCGGAAGCAGGGCCAAGTGGTCAGGGCGGAAGTCCCGCGCAATGCCATCATACTTCTCCCCGTTCCACTCCCCGGATTGGTTTTCCACCTCAAGAAACAACCCGGTGCTCACCTCTATTGGCTCTCTGGCATTGATCCGCTGGAGTAGTTCCTTGTCAACTTCTTCCAACTTTGCAACATCGAGCCAAAGCTGTGCTGTGAGTTTCCCCCCTGCAAAGCGGGTATTGAACACGCGGCCCACATTGCGCCCCTCCAGCACATCGGGGCTGTTGCAACTGATCGGGGTTCCATCATCATCCTGCGGGTGTAAAACCGGCACAGGTCGCCCATCCCATGCGGCAGGAAATTTGGAGATTTCTTCTGCCGGGTAATACAGAGCGCCGCCAGACCCGTTGTGAACCCCCTCGGTCAACATCACCACCGGCACCACAATATGGTCCCGGTTTTCAAACTTTGTCAGGCGAACGCTGTAGGAAGACAGGTTGGAAACCAAGCATAGCGGTGTTCCTTCCGCATCCTCGTTGGCTTTTATCGCCCGACCCTGCTCCAACGCCTTCTCCTTGGCATCGGGGCCGGTGTAGCACTTGCCACTCTCGCCCCACCTCCACCCCGATTTGCCATCTACTGTACAGCGTTGCACGGGCATTCGACTTTCTCCTTTGCCAATGACATTAAAAAAACTCCCTTCGCATCCTTGGTTAAATATGGCTCTTGTGCAGAGTCCAAAAAACTGCAAACGGAGTTTATGGTTTTTTATACCGTTGAAAAGAAGCGAAAGTAAAGAAAAAACTTAACGCTTCAATTTTCCTGCCCTTGCTGCCGCCAAGATTGGTGTCCAGGGAAGCACTGTGCATCTACAGTTCGGCTCCCCTATCATTGTTTGCGCCACCTCTTTGGTGTAAATCTTCCCATGCCACTCCCTGTGCTTGGGCCGCACCCGCTCATCCAACGCCGTCCACCATTGGATTAAAATTTCCTCGCCAATTATCCCTTCCAATGCCGCGTACTCATTCAGCGTCGCTTGCCGGTGGGCACGTCCAATCTCCGTCCTAGCAATCAACTTTGCCCTGGTAATCCCAATCTTGTCCACGCGGTCCGTCAACATCCTCGCAATACGCCACGGATGCTGCCCCTCGGCCATCCCGCGTGCCAGCACTTCTGCCATCTGTGCCTTCATCGCCTCCGTGATGCCCTTCATGCCATTAAAAGACCGGGTGTAAAGCAAGGCCACGCGATCTGCGTGAAACGGTTGCATCATAATGGAAGCAGCACTGCCCAGTTCCGGCAGCACCGCTCCTGCCCCTTTGAGATCCGTCAACGCCTGTTGAATGCCCCGGTGGTAGGCCGAATACACATAAACATCCTGCCAATTCTTGTGCCCATAGCTGATGAAATTGTACTGGCGGGTGTACGTCAACACTTCGCTCTTCACTTGCTCATCCAACCAAAGCATGAAATCTTCCGTCCGCTGGGCACTCTGCTCATACGCATAGGCACCTGCCGCCACGGCTTCCGGCGCGGCTGGTGGCAGCACGCCACGCGGTTCTTCCTCTTCCTGCAAAGCCGCCACCTGCCCCACCTTCACCGCCCCCAGCCGGTTTTCCTCCACCACGTATTGGCGTACAGCCTTTTTTATCCTGCCGAACCGCTGCGCCACCTCCCGCACATACCGGTCCCGTATTGGTTTGGTCTGCGTGGGATCTTTATCGCGCCGTGGACCTATTTTTACCAACGTGGTGGTCATTCCTCACTCCCTCCCCCGCCAAAGGGTTGTGGTTTGGCAGCCATCTGCCGTTCGAATTCATCAAGTTCCTTTTGCTCGTACTCTTCCTTCAATTCCTCAGTGAGCTTTTCAATGTCTTCCACATCGGCGGGGCTGAAGTTCAAGTACCGCTGCAAGAAGGCCCCCTGTGGCACCACTGTCTCCGCTGGTCCGCTAGCATAGGTGTTCAACGCCTCTGCTACTGCCTTGGCCGTAGTGGCAGTATCCTTGGCATCCGGTGTCTGTATCGGCGGCCAACTCACTATATAATCGGCCGGTTTGGGCAACTCCCCCACCTCAACCAGCTTATCTACCAAGGGACGCAAAATCATCGGCTCGCAGAAGTTCCGCTGTCTCTCCGCCACGCGGTCCCCCCAGTTATCCCGGTCCTGCTGGCTGGCTAGTTCGCCGCGCTCAGAACCGATCAAGATCCGCTTTGGGATGCCCGTACCGGCACTGATGCTGGAAATCAATGTGTCAAAGTGCTCTGCTGGACTGGCCACCTGCGGACTGAAATCATGAATGTCCACATTGGTCAGCTTCAAATACCGGCGCAGATTGTGAACAAAGTCCTCAATGGCATTGTCCAAATTAGCCGCTGCCGTCCCGGTAGGCATCACTGCCCCCTCCTTGGCGATGAAGCCGTAGCCGGGGAAAGCCCCTCGCCAGAACATCTCCCCGCTGCCACCTACCACATAATCCAATGATTGCAAATCATTCAGCACTGCCTTCAGCCGAGGCGTGCCCAAATAATCATTTTCTTCCGCATCTTCTGCAATGTGCAACACTCGGCTATAATGGACGGTGGCGGAAAAGGACTTGTTGCCGTTCTTCATGCTCACTTTGTAATTCAACGGCTTGCCATACCGCTCGCTGGAAGGATCTTCGTCCAAATCTCCAATTTGTGCCGTATTCTCTGTCAATGGCCGGGTATATAACAGCCTGTCCCCGGGCTTCAACGGCTTTTCCACATTGCCGCTGAAACCCAGCAGCAGGATGCCGTATTGTCCGATACCAGCGAGGATGTCCGCGCGGCGCAGTGCGTAAAACAACTTCATGCGCTTTTCCAATGCCGTCCATGCCTTCTCAAACGGAGTCTCCCCGGGGTCTTGGCTCTCCTGCACCTGCGGGTGCCGCTGCCAGCAGCCAATGGGGTATGCCTGGACGATGCGCTTGCCCATGCTGGTACGGGTGTAACGCCAGTAATAGTCATTGAAAACCGGGTTCTGAATGTACCCCAGCGCGTAGTAGATGTCCCGCTGGGTGCCGAAACTTTTGCCCATCTTGGCCAACAACTGCGAGCGGGCCATTAGAATGCTGGACAGAACCTCCAAATTCTGAATCAATTTTTCATCCGCCATGCCGCATCTCCTTTACCAGGGTTGGACCACCTTGGCTCCTGCCAATTTGGAAAAAGCCCCGCTGGCCGCATCCACTTGGTCGTCATAGGTGGAAAATGGGAAAAACCGGTGTTCTTCGATGAAAGGATGAGTCCAGTCGGCCTGAAGCAACATGACATTGCCGTTGTTGACCTGGACACTGTATGGGTCCGCTCGGAAAGACTTGTCCCCAGTGCTGCGTTCCGCGAAAGAAACAAAGCCCGCCAAATTGCGGATGGTGGCCTGTGCCGAATCCTTGCCGCCGCTGCCCGGTTCCTGTTCCATGAAAACAGGAACTCCAATTCCATCGGCCTCGGCCACTGAACGGATGATGGATTCTCGGACATGGGTAGCCCACTGTCCCCGTCTCACATCCGTTATCAGGAACCAATAACCGCCGTCCGGCCGCGCCAACTGGTACATCTTGACGCCCACTGTCCAATCGCCACCATCCTCGGTGCTGGCCTTGTCCCAAAACCGGACCACGCCCAGGATGTTGTTTGGATTTTGCAGCAGGTGTTCCGTCGAATCCACCAACACAAACCGATCCACCTGGAACATCCCCCCGCCGGGAGGCACCGGAAACTGCCCCACCTGCCCACTGAATCCGTACTGACCCAAATCTTCCTTGAGCTTGTTCAAAACCGACCACGACAACCTCACCGGGTCCAAAAGTCCGTCTTCCGAATAATTGGCAGCCAATTCCGGCGGCTGCACCTGTGCGCGATAATTCTTGATTTCCCCAGGAAGGCAAATGTGGCGTATGGAATGCGGAGTATGTTCCAGGCGGTACCCAGTGGGATCAATCTGGTGCAGACGCTGTTGAATCAATAACAGGGGAGTAACAGCCTTGTCCGTCTTTCTGGTGGGAAGCGTCTGCGTCATCCACTCATTGCACGTCTTCAGTTCTGCGTCACTGGCGGCCTGTTGCGGATTCAACGGATCATCCACAATTAAGATGTGCCCATGAAAGCCGGTCAGTGTGCCGCCAACCGAAGTGGAAAAACGGTTGCCGCCCAACCGGATGCTTCCATCTGGCATGCGCCGCTGCACACGGAAGTTGCTCTTGGTATCCTTGTCCTGCTTGATAGTGATGTCGGGGTAGATGGAAGCAAATTCCGCACTCCGAACCAAGTCACGACTATACTCAGCCGATTCCAAAGACAATACTGCAGAATACGACGCAGTGATGAACCGCATCCAAGACCACTGCGTCCAACACCAAACGGGAAACATAATGGTGCAAGTCATGGTTTTGGTACTACCCGGCGGCACATTAATGATCAAATCATAAGGCGAAACTATCCGTTCAGCTACCCGCTCAGCCATAAGCTGCAACTCAGAACAGATCAACTGAATATGCCAGTTGTCCTGGAAAGGGTCAGAACTAACCACTGGCCAGAAATACCGCAGAAAATAATGAAAGGAACGATTGCAGAGCTCTCGTATGCCCAACCTGGGATTAGATATGATAGAACGCAACACGCGATTGCGTTCTTCGTCGGAAGGATCATATGCGCGTTCGGTTTCCATGTTCTACCTTATACGACTAAAAGCAGAATGGGGTCTATAAAAATTTCCTGAATTTTCCAAGTTCTCAAAAAATGGGTAGAAAAAAATTTGGATTTTGGATTTTCCCAAAAAATGGTCTCGTACTGAGGGGTGGCAAACTCAGCCCTCATTGATCCTGATCCGTGGAATGGGACCAGTCCGGCTAGACTGGCCGGTTTCGATCTTCCTTTTGCCGTAGACCGGAGGCCGTAGGAAGGATTTTTGCCTCGGCCGGAAAAGACCGCCCCATGTGCGATGGGATCACCCACTTTCTGCTTCTTTCTGCTTCTTTCTGCTTTCTGCTTTCTGCTTTCCGCTTTCTCCTACCTACCTACCTTCCTACCTGCTTTCTGCTTCCTTCCTTCCTCCTACCTACCTACCTTCCTCCTACCAAAGATCGTCTGGACCAATCCAATCTCCTCTTTCTACTTACTACGGAAAAGCCGGACCGGATCTTGAGAAACCAAAAGGAAGATCCTCTTTCGGTAAGTTCCTTTCTCATTCGTCTTCCGGCCTAGGTAGTGCCTGAGCTTCCTTTAGGCCTAGTTTCACAGCCGTTCTTAGTTCTTCATCGGTCAGCTGGGCAGATTCTCCCGGTGCTAGAAGGATAGGACCACCACCGGCTCCTGTTAATTCTAGTTTTTGGCTTTGGGTCCATCGGCCGGTCTTCCTAGTACGATTATTCAACCAGTAGACGCACGCCATAGTGTCCGGAGGCAGGCGCCTCTTCACGGTTTCTTTTAACAACACGGGATTTCCGTTAGCATCCTTTCGAACAGTTACAAATTCCTCCTCCAACTCAACGCCTACGGCACGGTTGTAGAGGGCACGGGCCACCTGCGCATCGGCTTCCAGCTTTCCTTCATTTACGGCACCTGAAAAGTCTGGGTACTTTTGAAGCCAAAGATCAAACGTGGACCGGGCAACGCCGAACGCCTTAGCCATTTCTTCATTAGTCAATCCAAGCATGGCTAGCCTCCGGGCGCGGTCCGGTTCGGGGACTTCCAGCGCAGGTCTTCCCATCTTCTGCGGTTCCGGTTCTTCTGGTTCTTCTACAGTACTATAGAAGAACGGTTCCGGTTCTTCTGCGGTTCCTGTTCTTCTACAGTTCCTGTTCTTCTGTTCTTCTACAGAAGAACGGTTTCTGTTCTTCTGAGGTTCCGGTTCTTCTGTAGTAGAAGGGGAGAACGGTTCCGGCTCTTCTGTAGGGTACAGTCTTCTGCAAGGTACGTTCTTCCGGTTCTTACGGTCTTCCGCAGTTCCTGTTCTTCCATAGTACTGTCGCATGAATTAAGCCTCCCTCTTTTTTAGCATTCCTAGAAAAAAGTCTGTTTTCAGTCTTCCTTTTTTCTCGTATAAGTCTTTGTTTTTATTCTTTTTTTAAGGACTTCTAAGTATTCAGTTTTAATAGAATTAAACCGATTAAAACAGAAGACTTTTTAGTGTTCTTAATTTTATGATATAAC